GCTAGTGCGATAAAGCAAGCGGAGAAAGACAGATGAGCGAAAACCCATACAGGCAGGACAATCCGTTTGTGAGTGACGAGTCGTTTCAAGAAAAGATCAAGCGGCTCGAAGCCGAGAACGCCCACCTTCGCAAAGAGAATGCGAATCTTCGAGAAGCACTTGCGAATAATGGCGACGGAGATAAATCTTATCAAGACTGGGGACTTTTTCAATGAGCGACACCTCTCAACCAAAATGCGTACACGGTGAACCCTCACGCAATTGTGGAATCTGTGAAGATATTCACGCACTCGAAACCCGCATCGAATCCATGAAAGCCGAGAACCCTCAACCAGAATACTGCGACTGCGATGGGCACCACGACGGCTCGTGCCACCAGCGTCGAATCGACGATCTTCGTGCGGCACTCGAACGTGCCGAGCGAGACCGCAACCTTCTTGCGGATGAGGTGCGGGCGTGGAGAGCGTGGTACGAGGAGGAGATGGAGGTCAACGTGACCGAGCCGATTCTGTATCAGATGATGGTCAATGCATGGCGAGCCACCGAGGACTCGGGTGCCCTCAATCGGGCCAAGGAACATCAATGAGCAAGAAGAAAGACAACAATACGTATGATTTCGGTTACGGACTCGTGGAAGCCTATCGCCACCCCAAGGGAGGAGGATGGGTCGCCGCCACGGCATGGGTGGGAGATCATGCCTTCATCGGCCCCGATGCCATGGTGTCGAAGAACGCCATCGTGGAGGACAACGCCGTGGTGAAGGATCGTGCCCATGTGACCGACAGGGCGAAGGTGAGCGACTCCGCAATCATCTCCGACGATGCCTTGGTCTTCGGTGACTGCTTGGTCCGATGCGATGCCAAGGTGAGCGGCTCCGCATGGGTGAGCGGTTGGGCCACGGTCGAAGAAGAGGCCAAGGTGACCGAGAACGCATGGGTATGCGGCAAGGCGTACCTTACGGAAAACGCCTACGTGGGCGGCAACTCGACCGTGGGCGGTCACGTTCCCCTGACCGTGGGAAAGGGTCAGCGGATCGAAGGGACCACATGGCTCGTACGGGACCCCGAAGAGGAAGTCCAGTAAGACATATGGGTCTGTGGCTCAATGGATAGAGCATCCGCCTTCTAAGCGGAAGGTTGACGGTTCGAGTCCGTCCAGACCCGTTTACAAAGGAGTATGACATGGCGAAGAAAGTGACGAAGAAGAAGGCCACGAAGAAGAAGAAGGCCGAGTCGGACATGGTGGCGATGAAGATCGAGGACATGAAGGTGATGGAAGAGGCCATCAATCTCTTGGCTCGTATGGCCGCAAACCCTCCTCGGAATGTGGTCGAAATCGACAAGGCCATCAAGGAACTGTCGAAAAACGACATTGCCATGGAAGCGTTCCGCATTCAACTGGAGGCATGATATGGATTCGAATCCCCTGATCCCATTCACGTTTGTTGAAGTCGAAAAGTCGATGTACAACTTCACGCTTGAGAGACTCAAGTATCTTGTGAGCGAGAACGATCGTCTCAAGAAGGACGTTGGGGCATTGGACACTCTCGTTTCCAAACTGGACACCGATCTCGAAAGGTCCGAATCGGAGAAGCGTATCCTCATTCAGGAAGTTCAAGCATGGCGAAAGTGGTCTTCCAGCGAACCCGACACGTTCAACCCCGAGCCCCTGCTTTGGCAGGAAGTGGTGAACTGCGGCAAGACGACCGACACCCAAGGCTTATTGGATAAGGAGGGCTGAATGATGCTCGAAGGGATTGAAAGAGTCTTGCGTGGGTGTCTGGTCATGGTCGTTCTGGCTGTGTTAGGTCTATTGGTTCTGGCGTTTCTTATCGGACGCTGGACTGCGAAAATCTAGTAAACCGGCTTGACTTCGGGGGAGTGACCGCCTAAACTTCTTCGTATGAAAATCACCCTCACTCTTCTCACCAGCCCCACCAATGAGATGGGGACCACCGTCAAGTCCTTCACCGTTCGCACCAACAACCCCGGAAGGGCACAAATGACGGTCCTTCGACACTTGGTCGAGACCGCTAGGAAGTTGTTCGGCGAGAACATGATGGCAAAGGCCGATAATTCGATCTGGGGCGGCTATTATGTGAACCGGGCTAATGGCGATGCCTTGGTCATCCGATGAATTGTTGTCCCTTCACTTGACATCCGTGAACCACCCTGCTAGGATTGCTCGTATGACGAACACCACCACCACCGCTTCTCCCTCCCGCACTCCTCTCGTCGGCGACATTCTCGTGTCGTCGTGGGGCTACGAACAGACGAACATCGATTTCTACCGTGTCCTGCGGGTGACCAAGGCTTCGGTCACCGTCGCCCTGCTGTCCTCGATCTCCGATCGAACCAACTGGGGTGGAGGGACCAAGACTCCCGGAACCGAAGCGATTGGTTCCCCCAAGACCCATCGCTTCAATCTCCGCAAGACTTGGGACGGAAAGGAGTCGTACTCGATCAAGTTGAACTCCTACTCCTACGCTTCCCTGTGGGAAGGAAACCCTCGGTCCTTCACCGACAACTACTGAATCACCCCGAAGGAAGAAACCGAATGGAACGCCGAATCTTTCTGTTGAGCATTCTCGCCTTTCTGGCACTGTGTTGACCATGTTTCCTCAACTATATCAACTCCACTATCCCGGTCACGTCAGCGGTGGCGTGGTCTCTTTTTTCATAGAAGGATCGGATGTCTACGCCCATTACTCGGCGAAGTGCGAAAAGACTGGAACTCCGTATACCGTGACCATCTACCCCACGGGTATGATTCCCATCACACTGAGCGATTCCCGATACAAGATGGATCTTGTCACGGCTAGGGCGGTGTGGAAAGAACTGGTTGGAGTTGGATTCGTGCGAACCAAGGAGATTCATTATGCCTAATGCGAACGATACGTCAAGAGAAGCACTTTTTCAAAACACCATTCTCCGACTCGGAGAGGGTGCATACATCTTCTTCAGTCCCGAGACCCAGCGAACGTACAGCATCGATGTCACTCGATCCGAGCCGTCCGGTCGTCTTGAGATTTACGAGAGGGACAGCGTGATCGTCGTGGACAGTCCTGCATTTCCCGTATACATACTCGGACTGGTTCTTCGGGGCGTGGTTCTCACCGGAACCCTCCCCGTCAAGGAACCCATCTACATCCCGCTCAAGTTTTGATTATGGAGGAAACCATGAATGCGCAGGATCTGAATGAACGGCTAGACTCTCTGTCCAAGGCCAACATCAACGCCCTCAGCGGAACGGGCTGCGTCAACATCTGGGAGTTGCGAATGGCATATGACGTTCTCCGTGAACGTCTGGCGATCGTATATGAAGATGCGATCACGACCAAGGACATCATGTCCGAAGTGACTCGCAGGATGTACGCCACCATGGCGACGGCGGCGGGAGAGGGAGAACAGACCAAGCAAGTCGATTGCGAGCATCAGCAAGTGTTCGGCTTTTACAAGAGGTGAACATGAGAGTCTACAAGATGTACTGTCCCGAAGGGGAGTATGCGGCACGATCTTGGCTGTCTCTTGGTTGGGAAATCTTCAAGCATCGCCTGTGGCATCTCAGCCGAGGGCATGGATGGGTGGACTGAAAGGAAACATATGGACCGATCTTACACGATGAATCACGACCGTTTGTTCTACACCATCGAGTTCGATGGCATCACTCGACACATCGACATTCCTCCGAACAGCGTTCAGCAAACGATCGTCTCGCCGGTGGACTCCGTCGTGGAGCAGTCCCTGTCGATGCCTCCCTCGTCTCATCGAACCACCACCATGACCAGCACGGAGGATTGAATGGACGGCATTCACAACTACGAGTTCGAATCCTTCGACATGTCCGGTGACGATGACTGGACCGAGTGGCATGACGACGAAGAGGACGATACGGGCCTTATGGAGGAGGCGAATGAGGCGGTCGATTCGATCGTTCGAACGTATGACTTCCTCATCGAGAACGAGATCGACATCAATCGCATCGAGATCCTGAAGAATCTCCGTGCTGGTTTCTTGGAGGACAACAAGTGACTGAACTGAACATGAACGTCGTATTGAATCTATTGCTCGTGATTGCCACTTCCGCAGTTCTCGGGTACTTGGCACATCGACTCATCGACAAGGAAGGATACAAGTGAGCATTCACGAATATCATTCCCTTGCGAACACTCGGCATCTACTTCAGTCCCTAGCCCTGACCGAAGGGAACTACCGTGCCATCGCCCAGCAACTCCTGAAGCATTACCCCGACACCTTTCGACTGAACTCCATGATCGGAAACGACAAGGAAATCCAGAGCGGAATGTGGAAGCGTGACTCTGCGAGCAATCCGATTCAGTACGATCCGGAGAAGGGTGGATGGATCTTCTGGGAAGAAACTTGGACCGATTGGAATGGTCCCTTCCCCACCCTTGAGGAGTGCAAGAAAGCACTCGATGAATATGGTTCGAAACTGTGAGCATCCCCATGGAAAAGACCTTTCAAGATTGTTCCCTTCCCGTCAAGATCTGGCGACTGCGACACTATCTCTGGATTCCGTTCGAAGCGGCTCACTGCTGGGTTCGCTCCGTTGAGCAGGGGACGGAAACCCCCGAGGACTTTCGTCACCCTTGCTTCCGGACCTGCTGGAACATCGCACTGGGAATGGCTCAGTATCGAATGAACTGGGTGTTCAGGCCGGAATGGGACAATCAAGGATGGGATTCCTCTCCGGAATCCGATCCCCAGAACGACCCCAAGGAGCCTTGATTCGAATGGGAGGGGTCGTCATCGCATGTGGGGTCTTGTCCGTGCTGGGGATCATCACATTGATTTTCCTGATGAGCGACCGCAGTGACTTTGACAGATACAATTGATCGTGGGAGAACGTGTTCCTCTAAGACAAGACCGACCTCGTGTCGCAATGTGAGCATCGAATCTCACACACGCCCAGATCAGGAGAGCATCAACTCGGTGGGAACGAGTAGCGTAGGACGGCGAAAGCACAAAGCAGCGGGTCACCCGAAAGGGCCTGTCAGACCAACCCGTGAGCGAGCCGATGACACCTGCGGTGCAACAAAGGGTTCGAATCCCTTATGCTCTTTTATGAAGAATTGGAGATGGAAACTGAACTACCTGAAGCGTTGCTTCATGCAACCCACCTACAAGTGCGATCACTGCACCGGGTGGGACTGGACGTTTCGTGAGGTTTGGTGGGGCATCGAACGCCGTGTTTGCACCACTTGTGATCGAAGGTGGAGGGAATGATGGCACGCAGGGCATTCAGTCTCGTGGAGATCCTCATAGGGGTGTTCGTGCTGGCCTTGGCTCTCGTGGCCGTGGCGACGGTCTTCCTCGTGGAGACCAATCGAATCAAGACGAACACCGAGGAGGTGCTGGGTCGATCCGCACGCCGAAGCGGAGAGGTATTGTTTGAAAACCTTGACCGAAATGAATACCCCTTCACCGAGGGATGGACCATCGAATCCATCTTCTCCACCGACAACGGCATTCGGGTCATGGTCGCAACCTACCTTCTCCCGAACCTACAGACCAACTCGGTTGCCTTCTCCGTGATGTCTCCCCGTGGACTTGAGCCCGAGTTCCTCGTCATGCTTCATCAGAACTATGTGCCGGTGAACGGCGACAAGGTCATCAGTTGGTACGGATTCGTCCATGAGGTGCATGACGATTCGCTGACGATTCAGGAGTTCGAGAAGGAGAAGCCCATCGTGGTCATTCCCCTTCGCTCCACGAACGTGCTTGACTATCATCGAATCGGACGAATCCCCGTTCAGCAAAGGATCAACTAATGAAAGAAGAACTCCTGAAGAAGTACGAAAACATTATGCAAACCAAAGACATATGCGTGGGGGACGGGTGGGTTCCCCTCGTTGAGCAGGCCCTCCGTCTGGCAGAGGACTACACGAGCAGGGGGAACATCATTCGATTCCTTCAGGTGAAGGAGAAGTTCGCCGCACTCTGTATTCACATCAGCGGCAAGTTCACCGAGAACGAAGTCGCAAGCAAGTTCTACAAGGAAATGGGCGAAATCTATATCGCCGCCAGCAAGACCTGCGAGAAGTGCGGAAGCACCGAGAACGTCAAGATAGACGACTCGGCTTATTGGGTCAAGACTCTGTGCCCGTCATGTACGGAAAATAGGAAGCAGGAAAGAAAAACCCGCCAGAACGTGCTGCCCTAAGGCTTACGTGGCGGGTGTTTCTCCGAGCATTGGTCATTCGATGAATGGCCTAAATATGCAATATGGAGAAATGACCATTGAACAAGGCCATCTTTCTGTCTGACCTTCACATCGCCTCTCGAAAGTGCAAGTCGGAGCATCTCAGCGAGTTCCTCAAGACCAACGACAGCGTTGAGACCTATCTCGTCGGGGACATCATCGACATCTGGAGGCTTACTCAAGCCTTCAAGTTCTCCAAGGACGAGCAAAAGAATCACATCAACATCGTCCGCAAACTCCTCAAGCGTTCCAAGAAGGATCGTCAGGTCCATTACATCTACGGAAACCACGACGAAATCCTGAGTCGATTCGAGGAGACCAAATCATTCGGAAACATCTACCTCCACGAAAGGTGCGAATACATCGCCTCCGATGGCCGAAAGTATCTCGTGATTCACGGTCACCAGTTCGACATACTGAGCCAATACGACTGGAGTACATGGGTCGGTAAACTGGGAGACATCGGCTACGAGGTGATGATGGACATCAACGAGGTGTACAATCGTATTCGAAGACTGCTGGGACTTCGCTATTTCAGCCTGTCCAAGATGGTCAAGGTCAAGGTCAAGAAGGCGGCGTATTTCATAAGCAACTTCGAAAAGACCCTCGCCGAGTATGCCAAGAGCCACGGCTACGACGGGGTGATCTGCGGACACATACACGACCCCGCCGACAAGATGATCGACGGGATTCACTACCTCAACTGCGGATGTTGGACTGACATCGCCAACCTGAACTACGTCATCGACCGAGGACAGGGTGGATTGAAGTTGGAATCCTATCGGGAGAGTGCTTCATGAGAATCTTGATTGCCACGGACGCATGGCACCCGCAAGTGAACGGCGTGGTTCGAACCATGGAGATGACGGCGGACAATCTCCGCCTCATGGGGCACACCGTCAACTTCATGACACCCTCTGATTTTGAAACCGTTTCCTGCCCATTCTACAAGGAAATTCCCCTATCGTTGCCGGACATGGACAAGGTCAGGGCTCTATTCGCAAAATGCAAGCCCGACTTCGTTCACATTGCGACAGAGGGTCCTATCGGTCTGATGGCAAGATTCCATTGCGTCAAGGAAGGAATCAACTTCACGACCTCATACCACACACGATTCCCCGAGTATCTCAAGAAGATGTGCGGTATTCCCCTCTTTGTTTCATATGCCTATTTCCGATGGTTTCATTCCCTCTCACGCAAGGTGATGGTCCCGACCACGGCGATGGCGATTGATTTGAAGAACCGTGAGTTTCAGAACGTGGTCATATGGAATCGAGGTGTCAATCTTATTCACTTCAAACCATACGAGAAGAATTCGTCTCCGCTCCCCCGTCCGATCGTGATGTACGTCGGCAGGGTTTCTGTGGAGAAGAACATACAGGCTTTCATGTCTCTCAAGACTCAGGGAACGAAGGTGGTCGTGGGTGACGGTCCCATTCTGGAGAAACTCAAACGAAGCAATCCGGATGTCGTCTTCGTGGGAACGAAAAAGGGAGAGGAACTGGCCCGAAACTATTCCATGGCGGATGTCATGGTGTTTCCGAGCAAGAGCGACACATATGGATTGGTCCTGCTGGAATCCCTTGCCTGCGGGACACCGTTTGCCTCATATCCCGAACCGGGACCGATCGACATCTATTCTCACGATCCGAAACTTGCATCCAACTGTTGCTACATCAGCAACGATCTACAGAAGGCGGTCAACGATTGCCTTGCCGATTCGAATGTCCAGTCGGCGATCGAGTTGGCGAAGGAGTTCTCTTGGGTTCGGTGTACCGAGAGATTCCTGAGCCATCTCACTCAGTCAAGAAATTCCGAGCAATAACGAAGTCATCATTTCCCATGCTCATCACGCCCTCGATGATGACCCACCCATCCTTCTGGAAAGTCTGAATGTCCTTGGCGGGAATCACGTCGAGATCACGGTCATCCCTGCTCCACATGATTCGAGAACCGGGGAGCATTTCCTTCTTCTTCCTCAACTTGCCGTAATCAGAGATGAAGGACGGAGGAACCCGATACTTCTTGAGCATCTCAGCCGTGCGTTTGTTGATGTCTTCGGTGCCCTTGTTGATTGGATTGTTGGCTACGATCGTAGCGGCTTCTTCCTGTTGAGTGGAACCTTCCATAAGGTCTACGTCATCCAGATTCGCCATGGCCGCTTCCGTGGAGCCGTCCAGAGGCGGCTTGTTGTACTTCTTGGCCTCTTCAATGATTTGACGCTGAAAGTGGTACATTGAGATTCCCTGTTAGAGTACGCCCGCTTCGCCCATCATCGAATCGAACCAGTAGAGAATGGCCTTGATGCTCTCTTCCATGGAGGGCTTGCGGCTCTTGATGCCAAGAATCAGTTTGGCGTTCGACTGAAGAAGAATGAGTTTGATTTGAGTGCTGAGATTGGTGTTGCTCGGCTTCAGACCACCAACCTTCGAACTCAGGTCGGCGATCTTCCTGACTGCGGGGGAGGGCAGACCGAGAATGAAGTCTTCCAGTTCATCCTTCACTGCACCTTCGGCGAGGTCGTTTCCTTCGGCTTCCACTCCCTCGGTGGGGTACTTCTTGTGATTTGTGAAGACCCACTTCTCGTAGACGGGCTTGCCACCCTCAGCCTCGTCCACGGCGACCTGAGCGACCGTAGCCTTGATGATGGCATAACGGGTGTCTCGGTGATCGTTCCATATGGGACGGAGGAAGACCTCGTGGGTCATTCCGTGGCTCAACGCCCAATCAGAGCCCGGAGTTCCCTTGACGATGGCACGATACTCGAATGTATTGCCCTTGTACTTGAACTGGCCGAGGATGGGGTATTGCTTGCGTTGACTGAACGCCCACGAAGGAGCATATGCTTCATCGGTCTGCTCGACCTCTTCTTTCACGATCTGAAGTTCGCCGTTCTTGATGGCCTTGGCGATGTTCGTTCCGAGGAGATTGCCGGTTTTCATCAGGCTTGAACCCGAACCACCGGACAACACCCACATCTTGTCGGCGAGCAACGGCGAGGTTGCCTTTCCATCGGGACCTGCTCTCATGCGTCCACCCGTGCCCGTGTAAATGCCGTACTCCATGCCGACCTTGAGTTTGGTCGAAAGGGGAGTGGACTTCACGACCTTGACCTTGGCGGGTTTGCCAGTCCCTTTTTGGGCCAACAGCGTTCCGAGAATCTGGGAGGCTTCCTTGCCTGTCATTTCGGAGAGGGTGTCGCTTTCTTCCTCGTAGGACTCCTTGAGCGGAGTGAGGGATGCCACATCCTTGCGGGCGGCGATGTATCCAGCGTTCTGATCTCCAGTGATATTGAAGATTTTACTCATGTCACCCGTGGTGAAAGCATGTAGGAAGGCTCTGTACCCAATTCCCCACTGGGAGTCGTGCTTCTTGTCCTTCTTTTGTGCCAGTTTCGTGGAGACCGCCAAGTTCTTTTTGGCAAGGGCGGCCATTTTCATGGCAAGGGCGATTGGATCGGATTCCTCGGAGAGGTTCTCAGTCTCCTCCTGAACCGACTCGTTGACGGCGAGGATGGTGACATCGCTCTTATAGTCTTGCCATGTGCGAGTGGCCTTGGCACCCGGCTTGATCGAGGGCAAGGTGTAGCCTCTCAACTCAAACTTGCCGATGTCGGCGATCTTGACGATCTTGACTTCCGCCTCTTCGCCCGTGAGATTGCCACGACGGGCACCGGGGCCTGTGGGGGTCGTTACGTCAAGCACAAGGGCATGAGGACCACCGATCCTGTTTTGGAGAACCTTGAGGATTTTGCGATACGATGGGACATCGGCACCAGCAGTCATGACCGCCTTCTCTGCCCCCGGCATGACCGTGATTCCCTCGGTGATGATGTCTTGACATTCCTCGGGAAGGTTGACAGTTTCCTTGGGGGACAGTTTACCGTGCTTAGCGGCCTCGTTCAGAAGGCGACGTTGATATTCATACATTATCGGAACTCCCTAATGGTGGTATGAGGGTATTTATAAGAAACCCTCATTGGGGGCCTGCGAAATAGGTGTCGAAGATCGTCTGGACGGCCTTCTTGGCTTCCTCGACGGAATAGTTCTGGCTGCGATCCACGGGGATTTCATTCGGCGGAATGACACCGACCGTGCAGGAATCAAAACCCAATCCAATGGGTCCTTGATCCTCTTTCCAGTTCTGCTTGAACCAGTTCTTATATTGTTCACGGATCTCGTCGGACGCACCCTGAGCGACCACGGCATTGGAGACGCATCCACGATCCTCTATCCATGCACCATCGACAATCGTCAAGGGATGGCCGAGATCACTATCCCAGACGACGATGTATCGTGCCAGATTCTTGAACTTCTTGGATTCGTCGTCCACCGAATCGATTTCGGAGGTTTCATACAGTTCGAAGAGACACTTTCCCTTGTATTTCTCATGAAGACGAATCTCGTCCTCCTTCGTGGGGGACGGATTGAAATAGATGGGCGTTTCCTCTACCGTAAGCAAAACAAGACCTTCACTCATAACAGAGCCTCCTTTGGCCCTTATTTATGAGGGAAGGTCTCGATGAAAATACTCCCAGTAGGATTCGAACCTACAACTTCCACCGTGTAAAGGTGGCACTCTGGCCGTTGAGTTATGGGAGCATCAGATCATTCGTTCTCGTAAAGACCATCGGCGGCCTTCAGAAGGGCGGGGATCGACTTCAGAAGCGACAGAAGGCCCGTGAACATTCCCATGCAGAGGGCGGTTCGCCAGAAGGAAAGTCCCTGATCGACCATGAGCCACTGCATCACCCAGATCCAGAACGCCGCAACTAGCGACATCATTCCGGAGGTGAATACGTAAGCCGTAATGATGCCTGAAATGAATGCAACGAGTTTCTTGTCAGTCATGATGTAAGTATACTCCAGTGCGAGGGGGGTGTCAAGTTACAATCCCACGAACCCTGCCAAATCTCCCGGAATGGGTTTGTTCGGTTCGAAAGGACCGTTCTTGCCGATGTACGACCGCATGAATGAGCCGTTGTAGAGGTCCAAGTGAGCGGCATCCGTGACCTTCATTCTGCTCCACTCGCTCGACATCCGCAAACCCTTGAGATTGGTTCCCGGAAGGGCGACGAACCCCTTGACGGCGTTGTTCCATGCCTGTTTGGTTGGGAACTTGCCCGACTTGACATTGTTCATTGCGGCATCGTAGATGGCCTTCAAGTCCTCTGCCACGGAGTACATGCGACTGAAGAATTTCTTTCGAAACTTGTCGTCCTTCAGAAGGAAGGAAACGAAGTCCCCCTTTCTCTGTAGGAATAGGTTGAAGATGAACAAGAACAACTGACCGAGAAGCGTCTTGCCCTGAAGCACGAAGATGTTGAGCATCCTCTGTGCTTCTTGCTTGTGGCTCACGGGGTAATCGGCTTGCTGAGTCAATCCGACGTACATCTTGATCCTCTCACCCGAAATCTCAAGGAGCCTCCTGCGAAGGATGCTTTCGATCTTTTGGGCGATCAATTCGTTCCATGCGGACTTATAAGGTTCATCGAAAACGTAGTCGTTCCCCTCTTTCGTCATGTGTCCCTGAAGAATGGAGAAGGCCACGGCTTTGTTCTGAATTGCGACCATGAAGTCACGCATGGCGGATCGGGCCACGGTCGCCGTATCCTGAAAGTGGGCGTTCCATTCGATGTCGGACTTGTAATACAAGCCCATGTCTCTGCCCGAAGCCTTCCAAGCCTCTCTGGTTCCTATTTCCACGTTCTTCGGCGTGACACCCTTCATTCGAATGTCATCGAAGAAGTGAGTGTACTCATGGATGTAGGTGGACTTCGCCCTGCGAAGATTGCCCTCGGCGATGGTGAGCCAATCTCTCACCGACGACCTCAGAAGGTTCTTCTTGTCTCGATTCGAGATCATGAACTTGACCATGGGCAGGATGTTTTCCACGTCAAGGCTTGTGAATCCTGCGATGTTGATTTTCGCCTCGTCCAAATGAAATCTGATGGCTCGACCGGAATCTTTGCCGTAGTTTATGAGCGGCGTGTGATACGTTCCCAGAGCAGCGTCTTCCTTCGAGGAAATCTGAACATTTCCTCCCGTGTGAAGGATGATGTTGATGGCGGGTTTGTTCGATCCGAAGATGTCGCTCAGTTGCTTGGGCTTGATGCTCTTCGGGAGGACGATGAGGTCTGGAGAGTTGCGAACCACGAACACACTGCGATTGTTGTCGATGATTTTCGACCCCTCGATGCTGAAGAAGTCGGACAACTTTTCGTTGATTGTGTTCAACAAGAATCCGTTGATGGTGGCCCGCAACATACGGTCATCCCAGTTCGAAGCATTGTAGAATCCACCGGGAATCAGATCACCCCTGCCCCCGTAGATATAGAAGTCGTTGCGAAAGGACTTCTCGGCCCAAGTGAGATCACCATCTTCCCGCTGAATCACTCGGATGAAGTGATTGCCCAACTTCTCCAGAGCATCCATCAACTTCTCACTGAAGATGTTGAACGACTTCTCGGCGGCCTGACCCATCTCCGCATCGAATTTCCGTTCCAACAAAAGGGATTCACTGAACTCGTTGAACGATGCAGGCATGTCAATCCTTCTTCTTGAGAGGCGTGGCGGAAGCGGCGGGTGGCTTTTCCTTGGTCTGGAACTGCTGACGAATCTTTGCCACGTTCTCGTCGGTCATGAGGGCGAGAAGCATGAGACGAAGGTCATAGAGGTTCTGCATGGTAAAGGATTCGTCCAAGTAGACATGCGGGTTCTCCGGGAGAAATCCATACTTCATGGCTTCCTGAACGAGTTTTTTGTCCCATTTGTACATGGCTACTCCTTAGACCTTGATTTTTCCGGGGTTGCTGACGATCCATTGAGCGATGGTTTCGAGCATCTTGGCGGGCGGGCCGATGAGATTGGTCACGGACGGGCTCAAGTTGTTGGGAACATATCCCGACTTCTCGTGCCAGTAGTTGAGGATCTTTTTGTCGTAGTTTCCATTCGATCCCACCATGAGTTGCGACGGGCCGCTGGATGTCTTGGTGTGCTGACCCTTCTTGATGAATCCGATGAGATCACCGCTCGGAAGGTAGACGTTCCACCCCGTCAGACTTCCCGCTTTGAATGGGCGGAACTCAACACCGTGCTTGACGATGTTCTGCTCGTTCAACTCCTGCTCGTAAAACTCAGCCTCGTCGGACTTGTAGCCGAACTTGGCCGCTTCTCGGAGAATCTTGTTTTGCCAACTTTGCCACATGGGGTCGCTCCTTAGTTTGCTTCTTCGAAATCAGTGAACTCTTCGCCGATGGCTCCCTCGGTGTTCTTGAGGTAGTCATGGACCGACACGATGTAGTCATCGGCCAGTGTGATCTTGGACTGGACCCATGCTTCCAGTTTCGACGTTGGCTTGAGCATGGAGATGATGTTGTTCGCTCGTTCAACGAGAGCCTTGAGTTGGCTGATTGCCATCTCTCCCTCGTAGTCGTTGCCGGGACCATACGAATCATTCGCTTCAACCTGTGCGGGAGCGATTGCTTCATTCATCGAGTTCGTGATCTGTTCAGCGAGTTGTGCAAGTTGATGTGCTTTCATAACCCCTATTTATAAAAAGCAAGAGGGGGTGTGAACCCCCTCTCACCGAACCCTATCCGAACAAATCACTTCTTCGCAATGGGCACTGACCGCTTCTTCTTGGCTTCAGGCAGGAGTCGCTTGAGATAGACTCGCAGGATTCCGTTGACCAGTTCCGAGCCCTCGACCTCGGTGTCTTCCGACAGCGTGAAGCACTTCTGGAAGTCACGTCGGGCGATGCCACGATGAATGAACTCCACGTCGCTCGGAGACGTTCTCTTGCCCGAGATGGTCAAGATGCCGTTGTGGGTCTCAACGGAAAGGTCGGAGTGGTCAAACCCCGCCACGGCGATTTCAATCACCTGTTTGTCATCATCCAACCTCAGCACGTCATACGGCGGGTGGGTCGTGGTTTGTTTGGAGCAATGGTCGAGCGTGTTTGCGATGTCGTTGAGATAATCGCCGAGGCCCAGACCGAAGGATTGCTTCTTGGTGATGACCTCAAGAAGCGTGGGGAAGGGAGTATACCCGAAATAATTGCCAGCAGTTGTCATGTAGCACCTCCTTTGGTAAAGCGAGACACTTTGGCGTGAGGCCCCTTCGGGAGGCGACCTCACGACAGTATATAGGCGAGTCAGTGCTGGAGAATGTCCTTCATCTGCCAAACCCCCGAAAGAATCGATGCGTTCTTCTTGCCGACCAGTTCCTGAAGGCGGATCATTCGGGCTTCCTTGCTGTTGACGGCAAGGAGTTCTTTTTGGAAACTATCGGCGAAGACGTAGACCTTGACGGGAATCTGATTGTTCGAGATACGAATGATTTCGTTCTCCATTCCGTATTCGCTCAGTTTTCTGGACACGGCAGGGTTGAACAAGGTGTCCTCAGGCTTGACCTTGCCCTCATAAATAACCTTGACCGTCTTGCCTTCGGCTGTGGGGGCGGGGCCGAGATTGTTGGCGAATCGGATTGCGATGTTCCAGTCGTTCGTCCACGACTGCACGGGATATTTGCTGACGTATGCCGCTTTGGCCTCGAAAGCCAATACTCGATCATTGGAGACCTTACCGGTGAATACGACATTTTTCAGTTCACTCCAAGACCGGCGAATACCTCGGTAAATCGTACCCCCGGTGTAGGTGGTCCATGCGGCACGATTCTGGCATTTCGCCATCTCGATGATCTTGGAGACCCATACCTTATCGGTTCCCGTGGTTTCATAGAACTTGGAGATGGCCTTGATGTACGGCTGAACGACCGGGTGGACCTTCTGGGTCGCACCGTGTTCAAGGTAGGTCAATGCTCGTGCCAGTTTCCGTTCGTTCGGCTGAGACAAATACCAACAGATGTCTCGATCCTCGAATGGCGTTTCGGCTTCGGTTAGGTGTTCAAGAAATGATCGCATTTGAAGTATTTATCTGTTTGACCCCTTGACTTTACGGCCAGATGTGCTACTATTCCCGTAAATGACCAGCATCCGAATCCAGAAGGATTTCAAGTCTTGATACGAAAACGTCGATAGTCTACTGTGCATTCACCGACGCTCTCGTAACTCAGTTGGTAGAGTAGCGGACTTTTAATCCGTAAGTCGTGCGTTCGAGTCGCACCGGGAGCATTCAAAAGGAGTCTAAATGGAAGAATCTTCGAACCAAGAGTTTTCAGAACATCGAGTCGGCCCGACTGTCACCCCCGAAACTCTGCGAAAAGTGATTTCCTACACCTCACAGGAAATCGACAACCTTCGCAGCGATGTCAAGGAATTGGTGTTGATTCGAAAGGAAATGATGAAGCAGTTGAAGAGAGCGGAAATCGAGATTTCCGAACTTGAAACCCAGTGGCTCATGGAGGTCCAATGAAGAAGGTTCTGATTGGGGCAAAGATCTAAGTGATTCTCGGGCGTGTAGCCCAATGGCAGAGGCGACGGATTTAGGTTCCGTTCAGTGTGGGTTCAACTCCCACTACGCCCATTCATAGGACGCATTCAACAAAGGAATCAATATGGAAGATACGGAAATTGTTCCAGACAAGATCGATGCGATTCAGTTCCACCAGTTTCACCGAACGGGCGGAAACAGGAAGAGGGGTGTCATTCATGTCATCATTCTTCCCCAGACCAATCGTATCAGCATCGGGTGGTCGATGTGCAACAGGAGCAGGGGCGATGTGTTTGATGCCAAGGTAGGTCGAGATATTGCTCAAAAGCGAGCAGTGAAGGCACTTGTCAAGAAGAGCCCCGGTGTTGAGGAATTCAAGTGGAACCTCGTGAATGACAACGCCCAGTCAGCCGAATGGACGGTTCACGGAATGAGCGAGTACCCCAAGTCCATGCAGGATGCCATGAGCAGGGTCGTGTCTCGGTTTCACCGAATCATCACCTCGATCGAGTTTCACCGAAACGTCTGATTTCCCAGCAGGACCTTACCTCAGCGGAAGAGGGTCCCACTCATAATGGGTATTGTCGTGGGTTCGAATCCCACAGGTCCTATTCGATTGACCCGTACCTCAGTGGCAGAGGGCCTGCCTTATAAGCGGGTGGTCATGGGTTCGATCCCCATCGGGTCTATTTGCGAAAGGCTTGACTTCCGTTCTGAAGGGACCTATAGTTCCCTGAAAGGACACCCATGCCCACACCAACCGGCCCATCCTCCAACAGCCACCCCAAACTCCACAACTCCCAGAAAACCGTCACCTACATGTTCGAGCCCGTAGAAGAGGGCAACGTCAACGTGTGGGAAAGCAAGGGAAAGAACTGGCATTTCGTGGCGATCATGAAGAAGGACTACGCCCGCCAGTTCTGGAACTTTCACGTCTCCAACGGGGCGTTCCGAGTTCAGGACTGAGGGGTGTCCGGAGGCTTCACCGCCTCGGGCTTGATTTCATCCGCCTTGATCTTGGCGATGATTTTCTTGGTCAATTCCGATTGGCTTCGTTCAGCCACCCCATCAGGCCCGAAGATTCGGGTCTTTTCGTCGTCCGTCATGGTTTCCTTGAGAATCTCGATCATCTCCACGATCTCCCTGACCGCAGTCGAAGACCGCTGGGCGTTTATCATCGACCGGACGAGAATGACCATGCCGAAGACGATCATTCCGACCAGCAGGAACGCTCCGAACTGAGCGATCTCCTTCATGTAGAACTGCGAAGCCGCAGCGAATCCGATCATGATGCTTCCGACCATGGCGACCATCATTCCCATGGACCGGTTCACGAAGAACGCCACGGCGATGCCTCCCACGATCACGACGAAGCCAATGACCCAGAAGGTGGCTATAAAGGCGTACAAACGCTTCAGAGCCTCTTCCTTGGCCTTCTGCTCGGCCTCGTGCAGGGCCGCTGCCTTGGCCTCTAGATCCCGAATGGTGACCGCCACCCCAGTGAGGGTATTGGTGTCCTTGTCGATCTGAGCCGTCACTCCGTCGATGTGTTCGGCACTGTTCTGAACGTCGTTCACGAGAACGATCGAGTCAGTAACCATATCCTTCTTTTTGGGGTCCTGAAACTCGTCCTGAATGCTCTTCAGGTTGTCCTCCAGTTTGGTCCCTGCCTCCTTGATGGTGGCGGTTTCCTTCTGAATGTTCGCAGCCTGTTCGTCAATCTTCTTTCCCAAGTTCTCGATCGTGGGAATGGCCGAAGTTCCGGTGCCGATGTCGGCATCATCGGGCTTGGGACAAGTGCAGCAGGAAGCCAGACCCAGACACATGACGGCGAGGATGGATTGGAAGATTTTCATGGTGGTATTTATCCTTCAACCCATACATACTCATATGCCTAGGCGAAGATCCACACTGAAACCCCAGCGACCCCAGAAGCCTTCAAGACCAAGCGATAGAAGGACTCGGGGAACTCCCAAGTCCTCCTTGAAGCCGCTCAAACCCAAACCTTAAAGTTTGGTGACCGTAAAGGTGTCGTACACGAAGGTCACCGTCGCCGTGAGGACCGAAGGTTCGGATTCCATATGGCTCAGGGAGAACCCCGAGATCTGAGTCGGAATCATGTTCCGATAGGTGACCATTCGGAACGGGTTCTTCTTGTTGTTCAGAAGCAGCATCATGCCATCGGAAGGCTCGGCGAGGTTCGACGGGACGATCTCATTGAAGTTCGTGTAGGGGGCACCCGATCGAAACCACTTGACCATCTCCATGTAGTTGGTGTAGTTCTCATCGATGATGAATCGAATCGAAACGTCCGTGTTGGCGGCACCACCGGGAATCTTGAGAGGAACGGCGGTCAGATAGTCCAGAGAAACAGGATTCGAAGAGGATGAAGGGGTCGTGATGGAAGTGACGAAATAAGTGATGTTCGGCACCTTCTTCAGTGTGAACTTGAAGTTGGTGTTCAGTGCCAGATTGGTGTTGACTGGCGTGTTTTGAACGGCACCGAACGCCGGAAGCCTTGGAATGAAGTTTTCTGGGTTTGGACTTGCCATCAGTCTCCCGTGATGCCTTGAACGGTTCGAACGCCTGTGGTGGAGTTGGCCTGAGCGGTGAAACTCGTATGTCCACCACCACGAATCTTGTACGAGTAGATGTAGTCATTGCCGGATTCCGTTCGGGAGACCTGTCCCGACATGAAGGCGATGAGCATCTCGAACAACTTCTCCTGCGTGATGTTGCCGTCGTACGTTGCACCCTTGGCGGAATTCACGATGGACGAAATGGTCGAAGCCGTGAGGGAGACCGCAGGCAACGGCTCGGTGGTCTGGAAATAAATGGGGTTGAAATGCCAGTACGATGTGGCACCAACGGAGAAGTTGAACACACCCACATCGCAGTTCGTCTCCGACTGCGTGGGGTAGTATTTGTAGATGCCTCCCGTCACCGCCTGAACCAGACTGACGAGGCCCAGCGGAGATCCGCCGTCCTTTGAGAGGAACCCCGTGATTCCGCTGGAGGTCAATCCGGCTACGGCGAACTGAGAACCTCCCGTGATGTTCATGAGTTTGGTGTATACGACTTGGTTGGCTGTGTTCTTGAACAAAATCATCTCGGTCTCCTATCAACTCTTGTATATTATTCTTTGTTTGCGATCCCGTGTCTGTATCCATGCGAGGAAATCATTGATTACTTTGAGCAATGCGTCCATTCTGCCCTTCACGGCGGGGACGGCTCCGGAGTGAGACGGATTGAAAACCGCCCACGATCGAACTCCCAACTTGTAATGCTCCTGAAGAATGTAGAGAATGTCCGATTCATCGGCATAATGAATGGGGTATGCGTTGGGAACTTCCGACTGAACGACGTTTTCGTATGGGGGTTCGATGTATGGTATGCAGGCGGTTGGATTGTCGCCCGAAATACATGCTCTCGCCGCCGCAACTATGTAATTGCGATATACATCTCGGGCGGTCGATCCCAGCGGATTCGATTGTCCGGGAGCGTATCGATTTTCGCTCATGTCGGGAGAATAGCACACCGGAACACTGAAGTCTCCCATCAAGTACCGATTTCTCGTCCTAGTTTCATATGGAAAAGTCCACCAGTTGTTCTTGAACTCATAGAAGGGGTTGGCGGAGTCAATGCAGGAAACGATGTCGAAGTTTCCGCCCTGAATGTGCGGAAACACTTCCTTGGCCGGTTCATAGATCGTCTTGTAGAGACCATGATCGGTCATTCGCTTGAACACAAGTGTGGATTTTCTCGTCCATGCCTGATTTCTTCCCAGAAACCAGTATTGCGAGGAATCAACTCCGGTGTCGCCTGAATCAAGGACGTTACTTTTGGTGGGATCTGTTGGCAATCCATATTCAGTAAGAGCCTGCCGAAAAGATATGTCAGTCCAACCCGACCCATTCCACTGCGAATATGCAATCTCGGTGTCAAACGAAGAAGTGCCGTAAATATCACCATACGTCTGTAGAGGTCCCACCGGACAGTTCAGTTCTCCGTGACTGGTTCGTTGACAGTCTCCTTCGGCTCTTCCGATCATGTTCAGGGGGTGCGAAATCGAAGGAACCTCCTCAAGATCACCGATGATGTACAATGGGTAGCAAAGGTTTCGATTGTCACACTCGGTCTTCATGGCCTGAAGAGCGGCCTTTGTGAAGTCTCCAAGGGTGAGTTCTCCCTCCGTATCCACCAATCCGCTGTTTCTCTGGATTTGTTGGCTATGGAAACCGATTATATAACCCACATCTCCCGACAGCATGAGGTTCTTGGTTGTTCTCAATCCATTGCCGAAATTCTGAAACTCCACCGCCCCGGCATACAGACCGCCATACGCCAAACCCTTGCCACGAACAAGTCCCTGATATTCAAACCAGTCGGCGAATCTCTTTCCCATAGCCGTTGCATTGTTCGGCGTGTATCGTGCAAGATCATCAATGTCCGCATCGACGGTGTATTGAGAACTCTCATATCCGGGTGGGACGTTGACATCGTAATTGGAGAACTCACCTATTCTCACCTTCGCAATCACGGTCACGTTTCGGTGCGTGTGGAGAGGGTGTGTCGCATCTGATGGGTTTCTCATCAGAAAGAACTGCGCCTTGATGTCAAGAGATTGATCTCGGGTATATGTTTCTGGCATGACGATTTCTCAGATTGGTTCCAAGTCGTAACTTGTGAACTGGAATGTTGCGGTGGCCGTGGTCGCCGTGGCATCGGTCAGGGCACTGTTGTATTCAATTGACGTGATGCCCGTGACCATGAGGCCGTTGAATCGAAAGCGAGCCACCGGATTCTTCTTGTTCGAGAGAATGAGCAAATGGCCCGTGTTGGACATGAGATTCACGTTCAGGTCGGTTCCGGACTTGAAGAAATCCTCATAGACCAGAGATGCCTTGTACCAGTCGGTGAGTTCCTGATAGTTCGAATAGTCCTCGTTGACGATGAACCGAACGCTGAGATCTCCATGACTGATCTTGTTTCCGAAGAACTTGAGGGATGGAGCGAATGGAGCGGGAACCTTTATGGGTTCGCATGTCATGTCCGGGAACGCCACTTCCGTGCAGAAGTAGATGCTCCGACGAACCTTCGGAATCATCAGTCTGAAGTTCGTGGCAAAGGCCGGATTCGTATTCGTCGGCATCTGATTGAGAATGCCGGGATTACGATCGGTTGGAATGGTTGGCCTATTGTCCATTGTTGATATTTAGGGGAAAAGAAAGAGCGGGACCTTTCGGCCCCGCTCTTCGATTCTATCTCTTTTCTACCAACCAGTTCGATTAGAACAGGTTCGTGACCTTCACGATGCGGTAGTAGATGTTGCCACGCCTAGAGTTCGAACTATATGGATCGGACTGGACCGAGCCGTTCACAATCGTGGCGAAGGGGTTGTTGACAAGACCGTAGCGGGTCTTGAAGCCGATCTTCGGCTGGAACGACTGCTCACCGACTGCACGCACCATCTGGAGCGGGACGTAGGGGCAGTAGAACAGACCAGCGTCGTAGGCCGACGAACCCTTATAGCCAGCCATGAAGAAGTCGTACGAAGTCGTCATGGAGGCGTAGGGATCGATGTACACACGGAGGCGACCGTTGAGAACACCGGCGAAGGTGTTGCCCGTGTCGTCCACGTTGAGGTTCGTGGAGAGAGCAGGGGCGTAGTCAAGGATGCCAGCCATGCTGAGGGCCGAGGCAACGTCAGCCGAGCAGAGGATGAAGTTGCCCTTGCCACGACGGGTTTCCTTGGCGATCATGTTGCACTCACGCTCGATCTGGTAGAGCAGACCCTTGAACTTCTCGACCGACCAACGACCGTTGGAGTCTACGTTCAGGTCGAACACACCAGCCGTCTGAGTGGTTCCGCTACGTGCGCCGAGTTTGGCGTTCTGATACAGAACACGAACAATCTCACGGTTGATTTCGGCGAGGATTTCGCTCGACAGGATGTTGGCGAGTTCCGTCTCGGCATCGAGGCCGTGGATTGCCTTCAGGTCCTGAGCGAGTTCCATCGTGTACTCGGCCTTCAGGGCACGAGTCTTCGCCTCGACGGTTGTCTTCTCGATCGAGAAGGCCATCTGGGGGAAGGGGTTGCCCACCGAATCGCCGAGAGTTTCACCGGCGAGCGTGCCGGACGCTATACCGCCGTTGTTGTAACCCGAACCGATGGCGTTTCCATTGGGCTTCGTCGGGCCGTTGGCAGTTTCAAACGGATCAACGCCCGAAGCGTTCTGGTAAGTATCGGTTCCGGTTACGCCAGCAGCAGTCGTACCAGTCGAACCCGAGCCACCGAAGGCAACATCGGCTTCCTGATACAGAGCCTCAGGACCAGTTTGGTTCTGATAGCGACTACGCATGGCGAAGATCAGGCCGGTGGGGCCGCTCATTGGCTGAACGCCGCAGATGTCGTAGGCGATGAGGTTGGGCATCGCACGACGAACGAGGCTGATGAGAATCGGGTCCCAGCGAGCGACGTTGCCGCTGCCTTCCTGTCCGCCGATTGTCGCACCGCTGAAGTTGGTGGGTACGCTTTCCTTGAGGTATTGCTCCTGATTTTCGAGGAGCATGGTTGTGACGGCCTTCTTGTACGAATCCTTGATTTCGGGGAGTTCGCTGTGTTCAAGAATAGGCTTCCACTTACGTTGCAGTGCTTCAGAAATGGTCAGATCCATTTATTGGTTCTCCTTTTGGATATGGTTATTTATGGATACTTACAGTTTGCTTACCGGCGGTTCAGCCGGGAAATCATTTGGGTATAGGCAGACATCGATTCCGTGATGTTCTCCGGAACCTGAGTGTTTTCGATTGCATCGGCGGGATCGGCATGAGAAACAAAGGCTTCTTCACGAATGACGGCCTTCTTGTTGCCGAAATACGACTCCTTGATGACACCGATCTTGGTGCGAAGTTCGTCCTCGTCCTCGAACGAGATGTCCTCGGTCAGAGTGGCGAAACGCTCCTTCTCGGTGTCAGCAAGATCACTTGCTGCTTCATTGAGAATAGCCGCCTTGCGGTATTCGGCGATCTCGGCGTTGAGGCCGACATTGCGATTCATTTCCTCGTCGAGTTGCGTCTTCAGGGAATCGACGGTCTCGGCGAGTTGATCGGTGAGGTCAACCTTGGTCTCGGGAACCTGAATATCATGCTCAAGGAACAGGTTGCGAAGGCCAGTCATGAACTCTTCGGCGATCTCGGTACGAATACCACGCTCAAGAGCGAGTTTGTTCTCTTCCATCCACTCCTCAACGACGTACGAAAGGTACGAGTCGAGTTGCTCGGTGAGACCGGCCTTGATGGTGTCAACCTCATCAACCAGACGGTTGTTGTATTCCTCTTCCAATTCAGACTGAATGGCCTGAACACGCTCGTTCAGAGCGGACTCGAAGATGGTCGAAGCCTTGGTGCGGAAAGTCTCAGACAGTTCCTCGCCGTCGAACATGGCGTTCATGTGAGTGTCGATGTCCTCACGCATGGCCTTCTTGGCGGCGACGTTGGCCTTGAGTTTCTTGCCCGAGGCAGAGGTGTCAGTGGCGACGGGTTCGGGAATGATTGCACCCTTGCCGGTTCCATCCTTGTAAAGGCCGACATACTTGCCCTTTCCAGCCTTCACCGCTGGATTGGCATTGGCGACCTCTTCCTCCTCTTCCTCTTCCTCTTCTTCTTCCTTCATCGGTGCAACAGGCTTCTTGGCCTTCTTGGTGGCGATATTGCCCTTCTGGAGGGTCTTCGCATCCTCTTCATCGAGTACGGCGTTGTCAGAAGTCTCTTCGACTTCTTCCTCGACTTCAAGGATCTCTTCGATTTCGTTGTTCTGGATGGAATCCATTGATGTTCTCCTTCGTAATGGTTATTTATGCTTGGTTTATATTAGCGATGCTCACGGGAGCATTTCGTGACATATTTTTCGAATACCTGAAGGAACTTTTCCTCCAGTTGGCGAGACGAAGCACGGGTGATGGTCTTCTTGATCTCATCGATGTCCCGTTCCTTGAGCAGACCGTTCTCATAGATCCATTCACGGCCTTCCATCACGCCTCGAACAAAGGCTTCCGGAGCCGATGGATCTGCGACGATGTCGGCGGCGGTGGCGAGACGGAAGTCGTCCTTGACCACGTTCACGCCGTTCTTCTCCTCGATGGAGCCGATTCCACGGCTCGATACGCCCAACTTGGCACCCTCGTCAATCAGATTCTTGACGATCTTGCCGTAGGGAGTGTCCATGATTTTGGCCTTGCCCACGAAGTCCTTGCCGGACTGCTTGAGTTCGGTAATCATGTGGGACACACGCTCAAGGTTGATGGTGGGACCATCGGGATGGCCCAACTCACCAAACGCTCGCTTCTGATCGACAAATTCCTTGATATAGGACTTGACCTTGTCACGAAGCATTTCCATTGGATATCGACGCTTGTTGCGATTCGTGATATCGCCCTGAAGGAAAATACCTTCGATGAAGTACTTCTTGTCTCCGCTGTCGGAGGCTTCGGTGATGACTTCGATGCCTTCGTTGACCTCTGTGATGAGTTTCATTTGGGTTCCTTGGTGTTACAGAACGAATTCCAAAATGACTGTTCCGGTGACGGTGGCGGTTGGAATGATGAGAAAGTTTCCGTCAGGAACCGGTGCATTGTTCTTGATGGTCAGACGTTCAAAGGAAAACTCTCCGTTGGCACCATACAGAGACATGGCGGTGATTCCATTGCTTGTATCTGGGCCGAACTTGAGGTGATATCCGAACGTGGCTCCGTTCGCCGTCCACAGAACCTTAGAGAGGCTGGGGGTGGCTGCCGTGATTCCCGCAATAAACGGCGCACCATTGGCACCACCGATGGCATCGAAAGCAGAACCAGTCAATCCAAACGTGTAGGTGGCTGATTCATTCGCAAAATTGATTTTCGCCACATGTCGGCGTTGAGTTACTACAATGTTTTGCTTCGTTGCCATGTTGTCCTCTTGGGTATATTCTTATTTAGTATTCACGCATCAAAGGACGAATTCTAGAGTCATGCTCCCAGAGACGTAGTTCGATGAGGGTATGAGGGTGTTTCCATCATAGGAAGTGTGAACAAGATAGAGATAACCTGATGGTGTCGTGCTGGGGTTCGATATGGTGAACTTCTCCACCGAAAAATCACCGTTCGATCCGCTCATCACCACCGCATTGTATTTTCCGTTGTTGTTGGTCGGCAGTGCTTTTAGAAGATCAATTCCAAGACTGTTGTCTTGCCACATCAAAGTCATGGATGGAACATCTTGACCAACATCATTTGGAGTGAAATTCCAACTCACTCGTGAGAGTTTGGCGGAGCCATTCGTGATTCCTGCGACAAATGCTGGGCCATAAAAGCCTCCAATTGGATCAAAAGCGGAACCAGTAACACCAATAAGAGTATCGTTCGTCTTCAGAGACGCATCCAGATTACTGATGAGACGATACTGGGAAATCGTGATGTGCTTGACGCATCTTCTATTCTGTCTCACAAGATCTTGAATAATCATGGACCCATTTGGTCCCGGCGATTCGATAACCGGAAGAATCGGTTGATTTATAGGGTCTCCCGGAGGACTATATGCAGGCATCAATTACCTCCCATGACAAACTGGACCGCCTTCGCATGACTTTCCTTGCTCTCGACCGAGATGAAGCACATCTTCCGACGAGCCTCATCACTCAGTTTCTCGTAGAGAGACAGGAACCTTCGAGCAAAGTCCGAACCAATCTTGGCGGCGGAACCGTCAAGCAGTCCCAGTTCGAACGAACGGTCGCCGACTGCACACTCTCGAATGGTCGAAAGAAGACGTACGATGTGCCTATCGGAACGAGAATCCTCACGAATGTCTCGAACCATTTGCTTGATGAACTCAAACGACTTGGCATCATCGGTCGCTATTTCGACCGACTTGTTCTCCAGCACCACCTTGGCACGAAGTCCAACGATGCCAAAGTGATCGGCGAATTCCTTCGCTTTCTCAGGAGACGGAAAGATGGCTTTGAGTGTCGGCATTATCCCTTGTAGTTCTTCTTGACGTAGTTGAACAACTTCTTCTTGCCTTCGTCATCGAGGTCGGCGGGCGACTTCGCACCGAACTTCTTGAGGGCGGAGTTGAAGAACGAACGATACTTCTTCTGGGCGGGGGAGAGTTCCTCCTCCTTTACGACCCAGCCACGATTATTGCGATCGATGGCATCCATGATCTGGCCCTTGGTCATGCCAACGTCCTCGGATAGGGTTTCGTCGATCTCGACCTCTTCCTTCTTGGTCGAACCCATCAGGGTCTTCTTCTTCTCCTCACGGAGTTTGCGATACATCTCCACACGCTTGAGTGCCTCACGGAGGCCCTTGGTACGACCGTCGATTTCCACTGTGAACCTCTTGCTTTCTTGATTAAAGGTGATTGGCTTTGGCATGATGACTCCACGACCACTTCCGTCATTGTACATACCGGCATACTTGTCAGCCTTGCCCTCACGGCGGGCACGGGAATGCTCAAGGCGAGTGAGAGTTCTCTTGAACGCACCCGTACGAGCATCTATATCTACCGATTCGTTGATTTCTTGATCGTGGTTTTCCATTGCTTCCTCTTACTTCTTCTTGGGTTTGGGTGATTCTTCCTTTGCCGCATCCGCTTGCGGAGGAGCGGCGGCGAGACCGGCCTTCTTGTCGGACTTGACCTTGTTCGTCATGGCGGATGCCAGTTCAGGATCTTTCTTCGCACTCTTCACCATCATGTCGATGTATTCCTTGGTTGCCTTCTCGGCGGTCTTCGGGCCGGGGAAGAACTCCCAACGGCGGTCGTTGATGTAGATTCGAACCGGCTTTCCGAAACCCGTGCCCACCTGCTTGACGATGACGTTCTGACCCTTGTACTCGTAGGACTTGTAGAAGAACTCCTTCTCGAAGTTCGGGTCAAGCGACACGTCGTCCTTGTTCGCACCCGCTGCGGTGGGAACGATCCGAAGATCTCCCGCCCGAACAGGGGATACGGCGGGAGGTGCCGAAGGAGACATTCCGGATGGAACGGGACCACCGATTTCGGTGACGGTTGTCGGAGACTTTTGAGAGGTCATCATCTGACCCGACAGAGCCTTCTTGAGTTCTTCGATTTTTCCGTTGATCTTCGATGCCAGTTCCTTCTGGATCAGACCACGGAATTTCGAAGCCTCCTTCTTCATCAGAGTTTCGATGACCGTCTTGAGAATGTCCTCGGTGTCTTTTTCCATCCCTTGTCCTTATGCCAGACCGAACTGCGTCGTATCCGCCTCGATCTTGCCCGCATTACGCTCACGCTCAATCTGCCTGTCCATATCCTTGATTTCTGCCTCGGACTGTCCAAGCACATTCTTGCGAACCCAATCGTGCGAATAGTACTTACCTATGTATGGTTTGATATTACCCAATTCGGCAACCTGACGCTCACGGACTTCGGCGTTCTTGAGTTCCGTGAACAGATTGTCCTTCACAAAGTCGAAGTAGATGGCCTCTCGGAAGTTCGGCCAATCGTCCTGCGTGATGACCTTCTTCAGAATCAACTGCTTCTTGAGAAGGTCGTAGAACAACTCACAGAACCGTGTGCGAAGACGGTGAATGAACTTGCTGAATCGCACCTCGTCACGGGTGATTTCGGTGGACCGACCCAGCATGAACTGCTTGTCCTGTTCCAGACGACTAACAGGAACCGAAAGGGCACGGTAGAGTTTCTTCTGGAAGTAGACCACGTCGGTCAATTCGCCGAGGTTCGCACCACCCTGTAGCGTGGTGATTTCCGTACCACGAGAACCTTCACGGCGGGGAAGCCAGTAGTCCTCCAGCATGGACATGAACTTGCGATCGTCACGCATTTCGCCCGTATTGGCATCGTAGACCAGACGATTGCGGTACTGATTCATCAGTCCCTTGACGTATGCTTCCGCCTTGGTCTTGGGAAGATTGCCCACGTCGATGTAGAAGATGCGGCGTTCGGGGGCACGAGAGATGCGGTAGATGACTACGGCATCTTCAAGCATTCGGAGTTGGTTGAGGGGCTTGATGGCCTTGTGAAGGAATCCGACGACTCGCTTGTATCTGCTGTCCATCAGACCAGACGAACAGAATGCGATCGAATCCTCGCTAATCTTGGTTCCCGAGACATTTCCGCCCTGACGAGCGGTGTCCTTGTTGTAGATGTAGAAGTCTCTATAACCGGCGATCACTTTCGTGCCGTCCTTCATCGTCTCCTTCTTGAACTCACGAATCTTCGTGATCGTCATGGGATCGACATAGCGAAGTTCAAGAATGCCCTTCTGGGGATTCTCCTCATCGATGATGACGTGAAAGTAGACACGGCTGTCAACGTACCAACGGCGGAAGATGTCCGATCCCTTGGTCTCGAATTGAAGGACACGGAGAAGGTTTCGAAACTCCTCGTGTATCCTCTCCTTGATGTTGTCGGGCTGCTTGAGCCGATCAAGGATGATCTTGACCGGAGCCTTTTTCTCGCCGAGAACAATAGCCTCGTTCACAATATCGTCAATGGCGATTTCCGTGATGGGGTCCATCGCCATTTCACGATATTTCATGACGAGTTCAAAGTCATTTCGAACAGTGCCATCGAGGTCGATGTACTGTCCAAAGAATCCGCCTGCTTCAACAGGAATGGCACCGTCGTCCGTGGTTGGAACCACGAACGATTTCAGTGCCTTCATATCCTGCTTTTGCCGCTTGGAACGCTCTAACTTGAACCCAAATAGTTCTGCCATTACAAATCCTCAACAAGAGATACTCAGACTTAGGTAGTCACGTTCGCCATCTCGTAGTACTGGTACGAGAGTGTCGCTTGGAATGTCGAAGGTGCGGTGTCGGGCTGCATGTTCAGAGCGATTTCGCCCAGTGCGGAAGGCCAGCAACCAACCAGTTTGTAGGTGGTGATGACGTTTCCTTCACGAGTGAGGGGAGAGACCGACCAGTCGGTCATGTAGCCATTCATGGCGTTGGGACCTACGTTGGTCTTTCCCGTATTCATCGAGTTCATCCACTGCTCGAAAGCCTTGCGGAGACTGTAGTTTCCGTCGTTGTAGACGGTGATGTTCCAGTCCGCAAAGGACTTGTCGGTTGGGAACTTGAAGATACGACCCATGTAGTTGGCACTGCCCACGGCGATCGTGGCCGCAGGGACCGAAGCCGCCTGACACAGGAACGATACTTGCGTGCTGGGGCTGCCACCGCCGAGAGCATTGCCCACGGCACCGACTGCGGCACCCACGGATGCACCGAGCAATGCACCCGCCGCCGAAGCGGCGAAGTTCACTGCACCCAGACCCCCGGAGGGAAAGTTTCCCTGCACGAGGAAGAGGTTGTTGCGGGCAATGCCGTTGACCAGATTTGCCCTGAAAGAGTCGATGTTGAACTGACCCATGTGTGAGATTCTCCTTCTTCTATTTAGAGGCTAAGTTAGGCTCCGACCTCAGAGAAAGACACGCCAGTTCGTGTAGCAACGAAGTTCAACTGAATGAAGTTGATGCTACGAGCGGGCTTGATGTAGATGTCGGCGACGAAGCGGTTTCCGTCGATGACCTCTGGGGTGTTGTTCTTCTCATCACAAACAACCTTGAAGTCGTAGATGCCACGACGAGCCTGCACGTCACGCAGGAACGGCTCGACCAGCGAGCGGAACTGGGCTCGGGTGAACGAGTCGTTGAACTCGAACAGACTGTACTTCGAAGCCGTGGCGATTGCCTTCTCAAGCACGATGAACAGACGACGGACGTTGATGCGATCGAACGCCGAGGGCTTGGCCTGAGCGGTCTTGTCGCCGTAGAGAACAACACCTTCGCCGGGGAACTGAACCACGGGGTTGATGTTGTTCTTGTAGAGTTCGTCACGGAAGGTGGCCGTGGGGTTGAATGCCAACTTGATGGCACCCTTCACCTGACCACGGTTGAATCCGGCAGGAGACCACCATGGGTCATTCGTGAGGTCGGTACGGGCACAGAGACCGGCAATGTCGCCGTTCAGCGGCACCCAACGATACTTGTCGTTGTAGATGTCGTACATGTACTTGTAGCCCGAGTCGATGACGACGTAGGACGACGAACCGATGGCGTTGCGATAATCCTTGGCCCATGTCAGTTTGTTGTCATTGGTGGCGGCGGGATTGTCGATCGGAGCCGAGCAGAACAGCACGCAGTCCTTGCGAACATCGGTGATGCGGTCCTTAATCATTTTGGCGACCGGATTGGTAAGGCTTTGGTTGGTTGCTTCGGGGCCACCGATGATGAGATTGACATCGATGGTTTCGGGGTCCTTGAAGAAATCATATCCACCCGTCGCACCACCTGCGCCACCGAATGCAAGATCGGTATAGTCGGTTGTCGAAGACGGAGCGGTTTCACCTACGCCACCGGTCAAGTCGTAGCGAAGAACACCGAAAGCCTTATAGGTGCTGTTGATGCCTCCGTGTACGGCATTCTGACCACCGAATGTCACTCCACCCCAAGCCAGCGTGTTTGATGCCGCAGTGATACCAGCCCAAGCAGTGAATCCAGCCGCTGCACCATATACGAAGTTGCAGATGTCTCCATAGACATTGGTCCAAGAACCACCTTCAGGGCAGAGAATATACTTCGAATCCGAGTTGATTCGTGTGCGGAAGAACTTGGATACGCCATTCGCATCCGAGGCATCGGTGTGGAGCGAAAGGCTCTCATATCTCTCCATGACCGTACCGGAGGCACCAGTCCAGAGACCGTCCTTGTCAACAACGACAAGGTGGAAGGCATCGCCAGAGCCACCAAGAGAAGCGATGTAGTCATTGGTTCCGGGCGAACGATCGAACTGATTGTTGTATGCCCAACTATTATACCCGAGCGGACCTGTAAGTGAAGTTTGAGTTGCATTCGAAGGGCTTCCCGCAGACAATCCACCCACAGTCAATCCCGCACCACCTACGCCGCACACTTCAACACGCAGAGAGTTTCCGAGGGTGCCGGGGTAGCGAGCGGTGAAATAGCCAAACGAAGAAGCAGCCTTGCTGCCAACTTCATCTATGTTGTTAATCAGACCTGCGGACACCGAAGCAAAAGATCCATTACCAACAGCATTCTTTGCAGCAGTATTGGTGTAAAGGCAACGAACAACCGAGAGGTTGTTGCCATAGGACAAGAAGTTCGCCGCCGAGAAGAAATACTTGTAGTTGGTGTCGTCAGGGAGACCAAAGGTCTTGACGAGATTGTTTTCGCTGTCAATCAGAACAACCTTGTTCACCGGACCCCAACTGAAAAGGCCCGCAAATGCGGCGTTGGTCGTTGCGACCGCAGGAACGATTGTCGTGAGGTCCCGCTCAGTAACCTGAACACCGGGGGAAAGTTGAAATGCCATTTATGCGTCTCCTTGGTATAGACTAGGTGTCGTCGATGGATATTTATACCTTTGATTATTTCAGAGTATATCCTCAGCATCGGCCATCCATGACGTATCCTTGCGATTCACAGACCGTTTCCGGCCCTCTTCCGCAAGCAATCTTGCCGCTTCGCCCTCATCTTCCTCCGCATCCGAGAAGAAACCGAAAGGCATCAAATCCTCCTCGATCTTCTTGAGTTTGTCCTCATAGATTCGCCTACGCACGTCGATGTCCACGAGTTCCTTGTAATATGGCTGCGTAGTCATCCAACCGAACATAACAAGCGTCGAGACGAGGTCATCGTGATATCCTGAACTGGCCTCATATGAGTTTGCCTTGGATATGTAGGTGCTGAGTTCTGCTATGATGTCGTAGTCGTTCAGAATCAGTTTGTCGCCTTCGATCATCTCTTTGAGAGCCATGCACCCGATCTTTTTGATGCTGGCCGACATCTTGAGTCCGTTATAGGTCTTGGCTCCACCGAATGCCACACCCATCTTCTGTCCCTTTTTGCCTTTGACAACGATTTCAATCATGTTGTCATATTCAAGTTCATCTCGAAGAATGTCGGCCACTTGCTGACCTATGTCATTGATCTCAATCAAAACATAGGAACTATTGTACTTGATTGCAATGTTTTGGATGACGTTAGGGTACACTGCGGCGGGGAGATGGTTGTTGCGGTACTTGGCGACGACCTTGTAGGGTATTTCGGTTACGTCTACGACGGTAAGAGCATGGTAGTCCTGACCAATCGCCCGGCTAGTATCGACAAGGGACATGTAGAGCCGGTTTGGCTTGGGATTCTCGTAGACCGTCAGTCCCTCTTGACTCTGAGCAATCGGTTCGGAAAATGATAGGGATGCAATCTTGGATGCCTTGATGAGGGTGTCCTGAGACCCCAAAAACTCACATTCGTATTCCGAGGTCCAGTGTCTTTCGGAGGTGTTCTTGATGGTTTCCCGCTTGAACTTCTCGTCTCTTCCGGGGACCTGCCACCAGTGTGCCTCAACGGGAACAAAGTCCGAACGACCGTTCTTGGCGTTTGTCCACAACTTGTGGAAGAGGTTCATGCCGTTCGGCGTGGACACGATGACCGTCTTCGTGGTCGTACCTGCCGTGATGGTGGGATACACCGAGGCGAAGAAGTCTTCGGCGATCTGATCGGGCACGAAGGCGAACTCGTCCAGAAGAAGGAAGTTATAGGACGAACCACGGACGGCACTGGAGGATGTCGAGGCGGCGACGACCTTCGACCCGTTCTCAAGGGTAATGCTGGTCTTGTTCCATTCCACCACACCCTGTTGCATCCACTTGGGAAGGTTCTCGTAGACCAGTTTCACACGATCCATGATGTCGGTGGCGGTCTTGAGTTTGTTGGCGAGAATGGCGACCTTGTAGTTCGGATTGAAAACGATCTGATGAACGACCTCACCGATGAGAACCGTTGTCTTGCCCGACTGGCGAGGAATCTTGCAAATGGTGAATCGGTTGGCATGGACCGTTCGGACGATGTCTCGCTGGAAGTCATACAACTTGATCTGCATGAGACCCTGATCGAGGGTCACGATCTTCATGTATCGTTCCATGAAGTAGACGGGGTCCTGAGAGCAAAGAATGTACTCCTTGAGTTGCTCCTCGGTGAACTCGATCTGGATGCCGCGCCTCTTGATGAGGGGATTGCCCAAATAGGTGTCATCCGTCTTTTTCATTCCTTGCCCTTTGCCTCATTCTCAACCGTCTTGCGAGCGTCACGAAGCATCTTCTGAAGATCCGTGGTCGAACCCACG